TTAATATTGAAATATACATGGAAGAGGAATTTAAGTCTAGGTGCATTGGCATAGCCAGCGGACCTGAAAGTCTTGCTGGCGTGCCTATAATCTTTAAGATAGTCGCTACCTAGGAACCCCTTCAGAACGCTGTCGAAGAAGCCTGCCATAGTCTATTAGCCTGTAACTACTGAACCTAGTGCTCTACCAACGCTAACGCCTACGCCACTGCCTAATGGTGTTTGTACTGCGTTATCGAATCTGATGTTTAATGTAACTGTTGCTGGTGCTGAATCACTATATGTTAAGTCGTTATAGTTAACTGTTGTTAAGTAACAACCATATAATTCCCATGTTTCTAAAACTACTGGTTCATTAGCGCCATTACCACCGTCTAATATTTCGCAACGTGTTAAGAATTTATAGTCAATACCTGCTGAAGCAGAACTTTGTTCCATAAAGTCGTATTGTTTCTGTAGTTGCTCACCAACTAGTTTAGCAACGTTGCCACCTGCATCGTCACGTAAATTAACTGTTGCATCACCCCAAGTATGTTTACCAGCCATTCTCATTTTTGAGTTGTAAAGATCAATAGTGATATCGTCAAAACTAACTTCAGGTCTAGTAAAGTCAATAACTTGTTTGGTCATTTCAGTTCTTGGTGTTGATACACCAAAGTTTTCAAATACCGTTCTAAAGCGATATTTGAGTTTTGGCATTAATAAGCCTTGTGTACTAGCACTCTGGTCACTCGCTAAAGGAACAGTCATTCTTGTTAAAGATGAAACCGCCATTTGTAATTCTCCTTCTTGGTTATGCTAATATTTATCATCTGACAATCACAAAAAATGGCACCGAAGTGCCATTATCTGCGTATATAATGATTATACTATTTTATAAATTACCTGCTTCAATATCGCCAGTATTTTTAATTCTTACTGGAATATAAATGAACTCAACTGCTTTAGTTGGCTCAATAGCAATATCGATATAAAGTTCATTTCTATCAATTCTGCTTGGAGTGTTGTTTGTTTCATCACAAACAACTAGGTAATCGTAAATACCACGTTTAGCAGTAACATCATTTAATAATGATTCAACTGCACCTTTAACTTCATCACGTGTGATCTTATCATTTGGTTCAAACATCCAGTTTTTACCAATTGCTTCAAGTTTGTTGCGTAAGTAAGCAACTAAACGTGCTACGTTAATTCTGTCTAGTGCTGAACTAGCACCTGCAACAGTTTTGTTACCGTAGTTAGTTAAACCACTGCCTGGAACGAATGTTAATGGGTTAACACGGTTTTCATATAATGTATCTCTTGCTGATTCCCTATTAGCAACTTGTACAAAGTCACCTGTTTGAGCTTCAACATAACCTAATGCTGATACGTTATCAATTAAGCCACGTCTGTTACCTGCTGGTGCTAACCATGGATAACCAACTTCGTCGTTTCTAATAATTGTTCTTAGCATAGCATGTGATGCTGGAACAACTACTGAGTTACCTGATAAATCGTTTGTTCTACCTGATGGGTAGAATACAGCCGCATATGGATCGTTAGTAACTAAACCATCTTCACCGTCTGTGCCACGACCAAATGAGTCAGTTGCCCAGTTAATAAGATCTTCTGAATTATCTGACAATCTAAATGGTGCGTCACCAATAACAAAACCTGTGTTGTTTCTGTCATTGTTTAATAATACCATGTTTTGCATTAATTCAGGATAACCTGGACATGCTAATAAGTTAAAGTCTCTTTGTTCTTCACGGATTGCTGTATTTGTGTCAATACCTGCTTTAAGAGCCGCTACAACTAATTGACGTTGTGCTTTTCTACCCATGTATGGTGAACCATCTGCACGATTACCTGAAACAGTTACCCATGCATCTTTCTGTGTTGGTAATGTGTCATCTGGGAATGTTGTGCTGTTAAAGTAGTTCACTTTAAATTCTTTAACGTTATAACCTGAACGTCTTGTATTGAATAACAATGTACCTGCTGGATATAAATTCTCGTCTGGAGCATCAATATCTAAGTAGTTACTTGTTGTTAATGTTTTAATAGTTGCCAGGTCGCCTGTAATAGGATCAACTGTACCTGCTGTTGACCAACGAGCGTCACCAAATACAATACCGTTTTCAGTTGTTTGATCAGCGTTATCAATAGTTACCCATTGATCTGTACCGTCAACAGCCTCCCAACGTTTAATTAATGGATAGTTTTCTAAATCTGAAGTATCTAACCATAAATCACCGTAGGCTAATGATGTTGTACCGTCTGACTGTGTAGTAGGTGCACTAGCACCAACTTGACAACCGTTAACGTCTGTGTTTGATAAGTCAAAGCCACGTACATCATTTGTTACGTTTCTGTAACCTTTCCAGTTTGAACCGTCATGTACCATAATGTCAACTTGATCAATTGCTGAATAGTACCATTTTGTACCATTTGCTGGATCTTGTGTTGGCTCTGAACCTTTTGCTTCATATGTTAAAGCATTCCAGTTTGAAATTAAAACTGAAGCACCGTCTGCTGTAACTCTCATGTTACCTGTAACATCAGCAATTGATGTAACACCAAATGCGTCTTGTAATGGAGTACCAACAGTATCAGTAACTTTAATTACGCCACCTTGTGTATGTTTAATTGTTAAGTAACCATCTGTTACACTAGCAACAGTGTTAGCAACATTAGCCGCATTAAATGCCGCCGCAAAGTCTGCAATAGTGGTACCTGCTAATGTAGCAGTTACTGGTGTTGACATCGCTGTTGAACCTTTAACACTTGCTGAAATAGTAAATGCGTCAGCGTTTGTCATTGTAGGACTTGCTGTTGTTGATGTTGCTGTTGTGTCGCCTGTAGCAGAACGTACATGTAATTTAATTGTAGCAGTATAGTCTTCTGACCAGTCTAAATAACCATACACAACACCTGCTGAAATATTTCTACCACCACCAGCGGCATCAAGTTCTTTGTTTGCTGTGGCATCATCAGCATATAAAGGAACTGTTTTAGTTGCCCAAGTGTCTGTACCAGCGTCATATTGTTTAACAACAATGTTAGCACCGTTGTTTACAGCTGATGTTTTCTGCCATATAGAACCTGTTGGTCTTGGAGCAGTATCAGTTGTTTTCCAACGTGGTAGTGATGTATGCTTAGCCTGTGTAAATTCAGGAGCATAATATGTACCTGCTGTAATACTTAAATCTGTTAATAGTGTACCTGTACCATTAGCAATAGTCCAAGCACCGTCTGCTGATGAACCTTCTGGAGTTACGTCTGAGTCAGCATAAATTTCTAACTTACCATTAACTGCGGCCGCTGTAATACCTGTAATACTATTAGAGTTAATTTCACTTGCTAATGTTGTAACAGTTGTACCTGTTGAAGTAACTGTTGTACCGTTAATTACTAAAGTGTGACCTGCTGTTAATGTTGGGTTTGTTGTACCACTCTGCACTGAGTAGTGTGAATTTTGCCAATCGTCAGAACCAACTAATACCCAATCATTGTCTGCATTTTTGTAGTAGACAGGATTTGAAGCATTTGTTGTTACAACTGCGTAATCACCAATAGCACCAACTGATGCTTTTGGAACACCTGTTGATAAATCATCTGTTGATGTGATAGCAATTGGTGTTTTGTTTGTAAATTTGCCTGTAACTTTATTCCATTCAAAAATACCCCATTCTGTTTCTGTGGTATCTAACCAATATGAATTATCATCTGCGTCACCTGATGGACGAGTTAATCTTGCTGTTAAGCCTGCTAAGTCAATATCAACACGTTGGATATAAGCTCTGTTAGAAACACCTAACACTGAGTGAGCCGCTAATAAACCATATTCGTTTAGCTCATAACCGTTAAGTGGAGTACCGGCTGTAGTTGAGTAAAAGAATGGGTTACCATATAATGTTGCTAATTCTCTTTGGCTAGTAACTAATTGTACTTTGTTTGCGTTGGCCGCTGTTGTTGCAGTGGCTACGCCAGTTCCAGTGCCACTTACCTTATTTTGTGCTGTTGCGATAAGTAGATATGGAATCGAATTCGATGCGGCAGGAAGGTATTGACTCTCGTCAACTACACTAACCTCTACGCCTGGGGATACTAATGCCATAATATTTTTCCTCTAGTATAATTCAGTCTTGTTTTAACTGTTACGAATATTTATACGATTAACGCTAAAAACGCCTGTTTTAAGAGCCTTTGCAAAGGTTTACGTATAAATACCTACATGCAACGCCCTATATGCCAGGCCTGTAATCATCATCCGGCCGCAATTAACTATAAGAAGGAAGGTAAGACCCATTACCGTAGCCGTTGTGCGATCTGCATAAACAAAAAACGTAAAATTAAAACACCAACACCACGCTGGTTACTTAAAGGATATAAGAAAAGATTAGAATGTGATTTATGTGGATTTAGATCTAAACATGCTAGTCAAATACAAGTATATCACATAGACGGTAATCTAAACAACAACAATTTAATTAATTTGAGATCAGTTTGTTTAAACTGTGGAATAATTATACAACGGCAGGATTCAACATGGAAGCCTGGAGATCTTTCTCCGGACCTTTAGATAATAAGTCTTCTACCTGAGCATATAAGTCATCTAGTGTGCTATTGTTATCTAATGTAACATCAAAATCAGTGCCTACCCAGTCATATTCTGAACGGTGTACATTATAAACATTTTCTAATGTTAGTCTTGATTTTTCAGCAACTACTTGATCAGGAACGGTGTTTGCTTTTATGGCTTCTGTGTACCATACAGGTCTGTCACCTCTAACTACTTGAACACAAACAGCACCTAAACTTTTTAGCATTTTAACTTCATTTTTAAAACGTACATCACTAATAACAATGTCATCACCAGTTTTACGCAGTTTGTTTTCTAAACTTGCTAACCACATATCATCGTGAAAGTGACCACGAATAACATCTGTGCCTACGTGTTGTAAAATCCAACGTGGAGTTAAGTGAGGTATGTTTAATCTTGTAGCCCACCATTCGTCTACTTGTTCACGCCACTCTCTACTTGATTTGCTACGTCCTTCTAGCATTTCACGGTCCCAGCCAAATATTTCACACATAGCATTTTTTAAGTTGCCTGCAAAACTTTCTCTTCTAAACTCATGTAAGTTAACAAGATAATCTGCTACTGTGTCTTTACCTGATCCTATAAGTCCGCTAATTGCTATAATCATTTTAGTTTGTTTATCCCTAAGTGTTTAATACAGTTTTGTAACATTTCAATTTGTCGTTTGCAGTCATCTAATGCGTGGTGACTTGCTACTTTAGGTTGAGGACAGTCTGGCCATAACGAATATACTGTTCTAGCATCACGTACGGTCCAGAACTTCCAAGGCAAATTAATACCGTGTTCTTTGTAAGCGTGTTCTAATATATTCATATCAAATGTAGGACCATTTGCCCAAATGCGATCACTTTGCCATATTAGTTTACCTAAATCATCTAAACATTCATGCAAAGGTCTACGACCCACTTCTTCAAATACTTCACGCTTTGCTTCAGGAATTTGTTCTGCCCACCAGTTAAGTGTAACATCTTCTACACGTCTATTAGGTTGACTTTCTGTGCTAACTCTAGCATAGAAATGGCGGTCGGGCCAGCCAGTGGATAGTGGATCAAAGACCTGTGCCGCTATGGTCATAATCATAGCATCAGGGCCTGTGCCTAGTGTTTCAATATCAATCATTAAATCGCTCATAGTAGTATTATACTACCTAAGCATTTTTAGGTCAACCTATTTAAACTTTTTTGGTTTATATTTAGGACGTGTTGGACGTTTTGGATAAGAAGCACGTTTTTTAAACGGTTCTGTTGGTTTGCGTCTTTTTGATTGTGAGCGTTTTTGTAAATCTCTACGATGAAACTGATTTAACGCCTGCATAATACGACTTGCTACGTTTAGTTTTTTAGTTTTTTTAGCCCTACGTGCTTGTCTTACTTTAGTTCTTGCACGTGTTTTTTTCATTTGAGCACGTTTTTTAACATCAATAGCACCACCACAATCTGCAGGTTTTGATACAATACGGCCTGCTCTTGGACCAGAATCACAACGCCATTTCATTTTAACCTTGGCTGAACCGCCAGCACCACCTTTGCCTGTACGTGCAAAGATTTGGCCTTCGCTAATGATTTCAAATATTTTCATTAACCAATTACCCAGGTTAGTGGTTGACTGTGATCTGTGTATGTTGCTAGTTCGTCAATTAGTCTATCCATTTCTGCTTGTGCTTCTGATTTAAGTGCAGAACCATTTAGTGCAGTACCGCCTTGTGGACCAGCAATTGATGCAAACTTTTCACGTGCTTCACCAATGATCATTTTACTTGCGGCAAAAGTATAATCTCTTAACCACTGCTTCATAGCATTGTCTTGAAGTAAAATAATTTCAGGTTTTAAGTTATAGGTCCAAAGTAGTATTTGTTCGCCTGATGATTTAGGATCACGTACTAGTGTAAATTGTTTAGTAACAGGATTGAATGTGTAGTTCATAAATGCACCAAACATTCTAGCCGCCATTTCAACGTATTGAGTGTACATATCATATGTTGCTAGACCGCCACCATATGAATAGTTTAACAGATAAACATTTAATGTAGCAGATGAAAACGGATCAAAACTAGACGAATAAGGACCTGTTGCGTCACCCATTGTGCGTCTAAACACTTGTCTAACTGAACTAACTTCTTGCGGAAGTGTGTAAGTATTTTGGTTTTCTTGTAACTCTAAAACATTATAACTTTCTTCATAAGCGTTTTGTGCTCGTTGTCTGTAAGTAGTTAATGCTTTATCGTATGCTATTTCATAATGATCAGGATCCAACTCAACGTCAACAATACCGCCACCTAGACGTTTCTCAACGTAGTTGAATAAGTCACTTTTTAATGTAGTTAAATCTGCCATTTATAGTTCTCCGTTACGAGTATTTATCTTCTTGACAGACTATCGACTAAGTTGCTTTAATGATGATTAAGTTTTCGTTGAAGCGACCGTTAACTGCTGTACCAGTAGTTTTTAGATCACTGAATAATTTACGACTGTCTGGCTTACCTGACATGCGTAATTGTTTTAGGAATTCTTCAGGTTTACGTAGAGTTTTTTGACTTGACTTGTTAGTGTCAAAGCCTAAAATACTTGTGCCTTTGACTGCGAACACTTTGGCATAGTCGTCAGCAACATAGTATTGTAGTTTACGATTCTTAACATTGTAGACCCAAAGCTCACTTGACTTAAGAATTTTAG